AAAGAAATACTTCTGTTATAGGTGGTGCTACTAAACTTTGGAAATATTTTGTTACAAAATATAATCCAAATTCAGTAATAACTTACGCAAACAGAAGATTTTCAAATGGAGAAATATATAAAACATTAGGATTTACTTTTTTAGAAAAAACATCTCCTAATTATTTTTATTTTAAACCAAATGAATTTATATTATATTCCAGAGTTATGTTTCAAAAACATAAGTTAAAAGATATATTAGAAATATATGATGAAAATCTTTCTGAATCAGAAAATATGTTCAATAACAATTATAGAAGAATTTATGATTGTGGAAATTTAAAATTTATATACAATAAAAATTTAAACAAACTTTAACTTTCTGGTATTAAATATTTAAAAAATATACAATTTATTGTAATTTTTTTTTTTTAAATATCAGAAATCTAGAGAAATTAATAAAACTTTTCCCAAAGTTTAAACAAACTTTAAACTTTTTATGTTATAATATACATATAAAAACAAAAGGAGAATAAATGGATTACATAAGAAAATTAGTTTCTGTAAAGAAAATAGATAATATTTTACCAATAGAAGGTGCAGATAGAATAGAATTAGCCCAATTTGGTGGTTGGAAAGTTATAATACCAAAAGGAATTCATAAAATTGATGAAAATGTTATATATTTCGAGATCGATTCATTCATTCCTTTTCAAGATATATTAGAAAAATTTTTAGAACCATTAAAAGCAAAATGCACTAAAACATTTGATAATAAAGAAGGAATTTTGATAAAAACAATAAAGATGAAAGGACAATTTTCTCAAGGATTTGTTATACCTAATATTGTAAATGCAGAATTAGGAACAGATTTAACTGAGAAATTTAATGTTTTAAAATATGAAATTCCGATTAGTTCTAATAATCTAGAAACAAAATCATCATTTCCTGGATTTATTAGAAAAACTGATTGTATTAGAATACAAAATTTAACAGATGAAGATTACAACAGAATTAAAGATAAAAAATTCGAGATCACTTTGAAAAATGATGGCACTTCTTTTACAAATTATTACTATAATGGAACTGTAGGTGTTTGTTCAAGAAATTTAGAATTAAAACCACAGGTTTCTAATTTATACACAGATCAAATGTTAAAAGAATTAAATGATTATAAAAGAAATATTGCTATTCAAGGTGAAATTATAGGACCTAAAATTCAAAATAATCCTCATAATGTTAATAAAAATACATTGAAAATATTCAATATTTGGGATATAGATAATCAATGTTATTTACCACAAGAAGAAAGATATAAAGTATTAAAAGATTTAAATCTTTTTGATAAGCATATTGAAATAGTTGATTGTAAATATCAATTGAAAAAACCTTCAGATTATTCTGAAAATTTAAATGATTTTGTTAATAAACTTTTAACAGAAGTTCAGGAAAAATGTGGTAAAAAATTAGAAGGATTTGTTTTAAAAAGTTCAGATGGATCGGAGATTATAAAAGTTATATCTAATGAATATCTTTAAAGAAGAGACAGAAAAACTGTCTCTTCGTGTATTTAATTATTGATTGGGAGCTATTACGTTTGTTGAAGCTACATTAATTAATTTTTCTGGGGTATTATACTCTGTTTCGCCAACTACGAAATCGCTAAATGAAAACGTGATGTCAAACTCTTGAACTTGATCAATACTATCAGCTGACACTGAAATTTCGCCAACACTTTGAACCCAAACATTATGAAATGTATAAACTGCAGTTTCTTTCTCTAGAGAGTCAATTTGACAAACTTTCATATCTACAAATAATCCACCCGGATTACCTGAGTGGGTGTTGCTCTGAAAATTGTCTATACCAGCTTGCCACGCCAAAAATGTTCTTCTTATACTGTGATTAGCATCATTATAAAATGTTACAGTCCACAATGTTTCATAAGAAGTATCTCCGGGAATTGGTAACTTACGGCCTTGATTCCAAAATTCTATCTGACCGATAGTAACACTTGGAAAGGTGGCAGATTTACACATAAAACTCATCTCTTCTAAAGTTGCGCTTTTTGTTACTTCTGGTGGTAGTGAAAAATAAACCACATATTTAGAAGATCTAGCAGCAGATCCTTTAGAAAGAGTACTTTTAATCTTATTGATTCTATTACTCATCAATTTTCCTTTTATTTTGCAAAATAAATATTATATCTGTATTCAGATGATTAATATATATTATTTATCTTTTTATCTTAAATTTATCTTTTTATGATATAATAAAACAAAAAGGAACAAAAATGAAAGATATTAGAAACATTTCAGTAAAATCAGATGATTTAAGTTTGAATAATTCAAAAATCAAAAAAACAAAACTCACAAAATCTAACAGAAAATTAAAAGTCTCATCTTTTTATGAATTTTTAAATACTTTATTAAGTTTTGAATTTTTATTTGGAATAATCATAGGACTTGTTATAGTAGTATTTTTCAATGTTTATGATTCGAGAAATAAAGAAAAAATATCTTCACTCGAAAATATTATAAAATTTAATCAAGAACAATTCTTAGAATATGATAAAAGAATTGAAGAACAAGTTAAAATAATCAAATCTCTTAAAAATGATCTAGATAATAAAGAAAGTATAGATGATTATTTTTCAAAAACTATGAAAAATAGTATCAATAATTTTGAGAATATTTCTGATACTCAGAAGAAGAAAATAATTGATAATATCTTTAAATTCTCTGAAAAATATAACATAAATCCAGTTTTAGTATATGCAATTATAGAAACAGAAAGTTCATTTAGACCTTATTTAGAACATAAAAGAACATATATACCATCTTTAAAGAAACATATTCAAGCGGTTGGATTAGGTGGAATTGTTTGGGAGTTTTGGAAAGAAGATCTCAAAAATAATAAAATAGCATATTCAAGACAGGATTTATTTGAAATAGAGAATAATGTTGAAGCAATTTGTTATATTTTAGATGTATATAGAAATTATGAAAAATTACCACAAGCAAAAAATATCACTGAGTCTATGTTAATGAGATTTTATGGAAGTGCGTTTGCAAAATATGAAAATAATGTATATAATAAGATTGCTCTTTTATTAACCAAAGACTTTTAATGTATAATTTAATTTTAAAGGAGAAATATGAAACTTTTAGAATGCACGTTTACTGGAGTAAAAGATAGTCCAGAACAATATAATTCATATGAAAGATATAATCTTAATGGTAATTCATATATTAAAAGAATAACAAAAAGTTCGGAAACATTTATAGAAGATCCTAATGGAAACTATAGGTTTATTCTTGATAATAATATAAAACTCAAGAGAGTTAAAGATAATAGAAATTTAACTTGTAAAAAATATGGAAGTTCTAGACCTATGTATTCTCATATTAGAGATGAATATTGGGATTTTGAAGATTCTAGATATAACAGAAATCCAAGAGTATGGTATTTAGATATAGAGACAACAGCAAAACGTCCCATTAATGCCGAAGCCGCACTTGAAGAAATAGTTCTAATTCAGATTTTCGATAGTATTCTAAAAACTAATATTATATTAGGATTAGAAGATTTCGAAGTTTGTGAAGATCCTGGTACTTCGTTTTACACGTTTAATAATAAAACCTATGATTTTAAAGTTAAATATCTAAAATGTGATAATGAAGCGCATTTGTTAGAAATGTTTGATCGTCTTTTGAAACAGTTAAAACCACTGATAGTGTATGCTCATAATGGAAGGAACTTTGACTTTCTTTATCTATATCATAGAAGCAAACCTTATGGAATTCTTAATAAATTAAATTGTTGGAATTTTGAATCAAAACTTCAAAAAAACAGAAATGGATATTGGGAACTTATTTCTCCTGGTATGTTTTTTGTTGATTTTATAGATTTGTATAAAAGATTTGTTTTTGAACCTAGAGAGTCTTATTCATTGGATTATCTTGCAAAAAAAGAATTAAATTATGGAAAAGTGCCACATAATTGTTTTAGAACATTTGATGGATTTAGAACAGGTGAAACATATATACCACCAGAAGATCCAGAAAAAATAGATAATGATTTTGAAAAATATCTGTATGAAGCTTATTCTAAGAATGATACAATTTCTTTTAAAAAAATAACAAAGGATTGGTTTATTCATTATGGTATAATAGATACCTATCTATTATATAAATTGGATGAAAAATTAAAACTCACTGATCTTTTAATAAATGTTTCTTCTATGATGGGAGTAAATTATGATGATGCAATGGGAACAACAAAACCTTGGAGTCAAGGATTAGCAAATATTGCATTAAGAAATAATGAAGTAATTCCGGATCTAAATCCGGATCAAAGAGATGTTCAAATTCAAGTAAAAGGTGGATTTGTTAAAGATCCTTATCTTCAAAAAATAGATTATGGATTTTCACTTGACGTTAACTCAATGTATCCCTTATTAGGTATGTATTCTTTTAATCTATCACCTGATACTTATATACCAGAACATAAAATTCCAAAAGAATTAAAAGAATTTAAAGACAAATATCTTTTTGACGAAGATGAAGAAAGAGTATTAAAATTATATAAAGAAAATCCGGAAATATTTAAAGAATATACAAAATTATTGAAAAAATATAATCTTTGTGGAAGTATTGTTGGCGCATTTTTTGATAGAAGCAAAAAAGGTATAATTCCAAGAACGGTTTTAAAAATATATGAAAACAGAAAAAATGCTAAAAAAGAAATGTTAAAATATCAAAGTGAAGCTGAAAAGATAAAAGAAATTCTGTTAAGCAGAAACGTTGATATCGATAAATTATAAGAACAAATGTTTATAATAAAAATAAAAAGGAGAATATTTGAACTATAGTGAAATGAATACTGGAGAGTTAATTTCTCTTTATAAAGAAAACACCAAAAAAGCCGATGAAAAAAAAGTTCTTCAAAAAGCCTTGAAAAATGCGATTAATAGTTTGTATGGCGCACTCGCCAATAAATTTTTTCCTATGTTTAATCAAGATATGGCACGAAGTATTACCGGAAATGGTAGATTTTTCATAAACTTAACAGGAAGTAATGTGGATAAATATCTCCATGATTTAGCAAAATCTGAAAAACCTTATTGGATCTACTCTGATACGGATTCTTGTTATTTTGCATTAAACAAAATTGGAGATGCACTGTCAAAAGATAAAACACTAAGAGAATCTAAAAATACTATAGATGAATTTATTGAAAGTAAAATTCAACCTAAAGTAGAAGAAAGTATTCTCGAAATGAAAGAAGTTTTCAACGCAGTTGATGACCAAAAAATAGGTATGAAACGTGAGGTTATTTTCAAAGGTGCAGTATGGTTGGCAAAAAAGAAATATTTTATGAGAGAATTAGACTCTGAAGGAATTGAATATTTGGATGAAGATAATCCGGAAATTAAAAAACAAGGTATTGAAATTGTTAAATCAAGTACTCCTCCTTTTTCACGTAAATATTTAAATGATGCAACTTTGATTATCTTAGAGAAAGATAAAGATACTCTTAGAAAATGGTTAAAAGAAGTTAAAGAGAAATTCATTCATCAGAAATTAATGGATATTGCAAAAACTTCAAGTGTTAATTCATTAGATTATGATTTAGATAATGATAAATTTGATGAAAATGGAAGAAAAATATCGATCCCTATAAATTCACGAAGTGTTTTGGTAACAAATAGGTATATTAAAGAAAATAATCTTCAACTTGAACATAATCTTTTAACCGAAAATGAAAAAATCAAAATGTTATATCTTAAAATGCCAAATCCACTAAATAGTGATAGTTTTGCATTTAATACAGAAAAATTCGCACAATTATTTAAAGATTACATAGATTATGATACAAATTTTGAGAAATTATTTTTAAAACCACTTGAACTTATGACAGAAAATCTAAATTACGATCTTAAAAATAATAATGAAATTCTGGATGAATGGTAATTTCTAAGAAGTTATTTTGAAAACTCAAGTTCAACGAGTTTCAAAATGATTTCTTTGACTTTTGAAAGTACTTTCTTATATATAAGAATAACTTTTCTTTTGAAAATTTCTTTTCTAAAGAAAATTTCATTTCACTTTGAAGGACATTTCTTATATATAAATGAAACTTTTCTTTTGAAAAATTCATTTTAAAGAATAATTACTTATAATAGATAAACAAAAGGAGAATTAATGATTGAAAGTTCTATTTTAAAAAAATCTCTTAGTGATAAAGTTTACTTTAATAAAGTAAAACAAATCTTAGATGAGAATATTTTTGAAAATCCTGCTAACGCAGAAATCTTCAAATTAATCAAAAATCATTATGAAACTTACAATAATTTACCTAAAATAGAAGAAATTGCAATATCAGCAAATAATCTAAATAATATTGAAATTAAAAAAGAAATCGCAAAATCTCTTAAAGAAATAAATTCTTCTCAAGAATTAGATCAACAATTTCTATTAGATAAAACACTTCAATATGCAAAAGATCAATTATATACACAAGGTCTTATAGCCGGAAGTGATTATGTTAATTCAAAAGATCCAAAATATATTCAAAAGTCTAAAGAACTTATAGAAAAATCTCAGAAATTATGTATTGATTTGGATTTAGGCTTGGATTATAATGATATTGAACAAAGAATTGAATATTACCATAACGATTTAAAAGGTATTAAATTTAAAAGATTTAAAGCATTTAACAATATATTAGGGCCAGGTTTTTTACCGGGAACTATGAGTGTAATTTGCGCCGCAAGCGGTGTTGGTAAAAGTTTGTTTATGAGTAGTGCGATAGCGGATCTTTTATCAGAGAACAAGAATATTCTTCTTATAAGTATGGAAATGAGTAGTAATGAATTTGTTAAAAGAATTGATAGTGATTTCTTAAATTTAGAGATTAATAAGTTAGATACTACTAACGATGAAATTATAAGAAGCAGGTTTAGTGAATGTAGAAGTAATTCTAAATTTTACACAAAAGCTTATCCAGCCGGAACATTTTCTGTTTCAAACCTTGAAGCTCTTATAGATATGTATAAATCTCATGATATTACTTTTGATATTATATTTTTGGATTATCTTGGAATTATGAAAAGTGATAGAGTATCTCCAAATATTGGATTATATCCATATATTAAAAGTATAGCAGAAGAAGTTCGTGGATTTAGTGTTAAATATAACATACCCGTTATAACTTGTTCTCAATTAAACAGATCTTCTGTAAATAATGTAAATGCAGATAATGCTGCAATTTCTGATAGTATGGGAACTGTTCAAACAGCGGATTTTATTTGTTTTCTTTTACAAGATGAATCTATGAAAGAAAATAATAGAATTATTTTTAAAACAACAAAAAATAGATTTAGTGGAAAAACAAAATCTTTTGAAATGAATATAGATTATAATTATATGAGATTTTATGATACAGAAATAATAGATATGAGTAATTTTAATGATGAAAAAGAGAAAGTATTAGATAATATGGTAAAAGAATATACCAGAAATGAAATTCAAATAGCACAAAAAATTGATAAACAAAATTCAATTGAAAATTTCTTTAATGATTTGGAAGTAAAATGAAAAAAGATTTATTAGATAGCACATATAAATTTGAAATTTATGATGATCCTCAGTTAAAAGTAATTCAAAAATACAATGAACTTCAAAGTAACCTCAAAAGAGGAGATTTTGAAGATATTCTTAAAAGTATAGTTGAAGTTCAGGTAAGTGATGATGTGATTAAAATAAAATTAAACAAATCACTTATTTTAGAAACTGATAATACAATAACAATCTCAAAAGGATATGATATTACATTAGCAAATAATATTCAACTAAATCCTGATTTAAAGATTAAAGATGAACGTAACAAAATTCAATGAATCTTTTTACTTTTGTGAAAATCTAACAGAAAAAGAAGCTCGTTTAATTTCTGATAGATTAAAAGTGAAAAAAGATAAAAGTATCTACATAGAAAGTAAAATGTCTGAAAGGGATGTTAAGATGTTTAATTCATATAACAATTCTTCTTACAGAAAATTTTATAGATACTATGAAGATAAAAATAATAAAGGTGTTATAATACCTTTAGGTAGTATTTGTTATATCCCTGAATTAATTCAAGAACCCCAACTACAAGAATCATATATTAATGAATATTCACAGAAAATTCTAAAATTAATTCAAATATTTCAACCTTTTGAACTTTATGAATTTCAGAAAAGAGCAATAATAGGCGCATTACTTCATAAGCATCACTTTATAAAAGCTTGCACGGGTAGCGGAAAAAGTGCTATAATTTCAGTTCTTATTAAAATTCTTACTTCTATGAATTTAAAAGGACTTCTTTTAGTTCCTAATATTTCTTTGGTTAATCAATTTAACAATGATTTAAATGATTATAAAATAGATATAGACAGAAGATTAATTGGTGGAATTTATAGAGAGAAAAAATTAGATAAACCTTTAACAATTTCAACTTGGCAAAGTGCATCAAAATTTAAAGAATTATTAAAAGAAGTTGATTTCATAATAGTTGATGAAGGTCATACGGTTCAAGGAAGTGAAGTTTATGATATTGTTGAAAAATGTGTAAATGCTAAATATAAAATAGGACTTTCAGGAACAGTTCCATTAATGCCAGAAGCTGAAATGTCTTTAATTTGCTCATTCGGAAGACCTTATACTTATGTTAGTGCACGTGATTTAATTAATTCTAAATTAGGAACTGAAATTCAAATCAATCACTTAAAACTTCAATATCCAAAAGAATTCAAAGAAAAACTCAGAATTGAAGATAATTATTCTAAACAACTCAAAATGCTTTTAGAATTTAAACCACGAACTAATTTTTTGGTTAATTTAACATATTCATTAAAAGGTAATACAGTAATATTATTTGATAGAATTGCTTATGGATTGGATTTATTTTATGGAATTCTAAGAAAAAAAGAAATTCAATTTGACAGTAATTCTGCATATAAAGATTATTATCTTCAGAATTCTTGTAATGTTTTCTTTGTTAATGGACTAATTGAAGGAAATCAAAGAGAACAAATAAGAAAAGTAATGGATATTAAAGAAAATGCTATAATAGTTGCAAATATGAAAATACTTTCAACTGGTATTAATATAAGAAATCTTCATAATATTATCTTTGGAACTCCTATAAAATCATATATTACTGTTACTCAATCTTTAGGAAGACTTATAAGACTTCATAATTCTAAAGAAATTTCAAATGTATTTGATATTGATGATAGATGCGGATTCTTTGAATATCAGTATAAATACAGACTTCAAAACTCTTATAACCCCGAAAAATACAAAATACAGGAAGAAGATATAAAGATATTTTGATTTTTTGAAGAAGTTGTTTGAAAACTCGTAGTCTACGAAATTTCAAATTGACTTCTTTAAACTTTCACTTTGAAAAATTCATTT